GATTGCAGTGCCCGCTACCTGGGGCTTGACGACGCCGTTGACGGACCGCGTAACCGTGAACTGTTGAGTGCCCAGTTCCTTGAAGTTGTCCGCTGAGATGGTGACCGGCAGAACCTGCGTGCTGGTGTTACCGATCAGCGAGCGGAAGCCGATGGAGCCTGCGGCAGTCAGGTCCGTGTCAGTGACTTCTAGCTGCCATGCGACCGGTTCAGCGGCAGAGCGCAACCAGGTCTTTGCCCGGAGTGTGGACCCGCTGATCTGCAACCGGGTGGTGTAGAACGTGTTCACAGCGAGCGTGCCCACCGCGATGGACCCACCTATCTGAGTCTCGGCCCCGTTGCGCTTACGGATCGTCAGGTTCATTGCCTGCGTGCCCCCGACCACCTGTACCCGCGCCATGTACATGTGTGTGGTGTCGGTGTACCGCCCGAACAGGAACACGTAGTTGGAGTCAGTCAGCGCTGTCTTATCCATCGCCCAATCGGTGATCAGGTCCACATCGGCCGAGGGGGCAGGAATCAACGTGTGGCGAAGGATGTTCTTCGTGCTGTGGATGTGTTGCCCGAGCCCACCACTGACCGCGAAGTCTGTGGGTGATCCGGACACCTGAACGGACGTCCACGTCTGCCCCGACTCGGCGTTGCCCCAACCACTCGTGACGGTACGGGCGAAGCCATCCGAGACCGACTTACCCAGAGTGGGAGAGGTCAGCCGGATACCCCACGCGTAGTAGATCGCACCGGCGGGCGGGGTGGCACCCTGGCGGACACGCACTGCCATGAACCCGGTAAGGGCGGGGGCAGTTGCAGTGAAAGACAGGTACGTCCACTGACCGGCAGGGATCACCTGCGCAGGCTGTGACGTGGTCGAGATAGACGCGTTGCTCGCGTTGTACCAGTCGAACGACACACGGAAGTCGGCGAAGCCTGCGGGCGAGTAGACCCAGTAACCACCTGTGTACGACTGACCGGCGACGGCCGGAACGTGTGTGTTCATGGAGAGGCTGTTAGACGTGGAGACACCGTTCGGCGTCACCTTCACTGAGACCAGGCCACGCGGGTGGACATAGTCTGTCGACAGTGCAACTGATCCCGTGGACTGTCCAACCCAACCGGTCATCCCGTTCCGGAAGTCCGGGTTCGTGTTGAACAGTTGGCCCACCGACTCAACGCGCATGCGCTCGCCGGACACGTGCAGATCGAACGGGAACTCCTGCGCTGACTCGACCCACTGAGGTCCGGCCGTGACCGTGGTCATCAGCGTGGTGTCAGTGGTGCCGACCGGTAGAGCGAGGATCGTTCCATCCGTGTCAGCCTTGGCGTAGTAGCTGGTGTTCTCGACCTGCGCCACCTTCCAGGGACCACCGGGCGAACAGTTGAAAGTGATCTCCCAGCGGTACATGTCGAGTACTTCGCTGTAGCCGTTCACGATCAGGTCCACGTCCTCATGAGAGATGAAGGACGGTAGGTCAGTCAGCCTGATCACGTCACCCTCGCGAAGCTTCAGGATCTGCGGGATAAGCACCTCGGCCCCGGGCTTGTGGAGCATGACCGTGACCGTGGGATACCGGGCACCATCGAACGTGCCCAGGTGTAGCAGCCAGTTGGCCATGGGCTCGGGCTGTGTGTCGTTGCCGAGGGACAGCGAGACACTCTCGTCATAGACACCGATGCCCAGGGGCGGAGCCTGTACCGACAGCGGACCATCGGGCAGGAACGCACGCGCCGCAGAGCCACCATCGCGGGTGACTTGGATGTCGTTGCGCACCGTGCTGTCATCGTCTACCGGCTCCAAGTCCGGTGCTAGACCAGCCTTGGTGTAGGACAGCGTGAGTGCCGGTTCCTGCATGTACATAGACGCGCGGTCACGGAAGACGAGACCCACTCGGTTGAGCGATTCGAGCAAGAATCCGTTGTCCGCTGCGGCAGCTTCCTCGAACAGGTCCACCAGGGTTTCAGGCTTCTGCGGCCCAACCTGCTCAGACGTGATGTCCTGGCCGTGGATGCGCTCGACCGGTACACCTTCCTCGGTGCCCAGACGCATGATGCGGGTCCATGCAGTCTCGCCGTTGTACGCATCGTCGGATCCGTCGTACAGCGTGGACGCCGACGTAGGCAGAACGGAGAGGTGACCAAAGGCCCAACCTTCGTGCGCTGCACCCCAGTTGGCAGTGATCGCGCTGAGGCGCCCAGCGGTGCCCGTGAAGGTCCGGCCGATGCCACCAGCGTTACCGCCTACATCCTGCCAATCGAGACGCCATGTAACCGTGCCCGCGTTCTCGCTGACCCAGAAACGCATACGGGTCCACCCGTGGTAGATGTCATCACCGATGCCCACACCCTGATCCACGACCATGTTGGTGGAGCTGTCATAGCCCCGGATAACGCCGACACCCTTCATGAGGATGAATGCCCAGCGCTTCACCGTGCCGTTGGGCGAACTGAAGCTGATGAACTCCGGGCCCGGCGTGACAACATCGGGGATCTTGTCATCGGCGTTGTAGACGAACTCAACTTGCCATTCCCCGGACGGCATTGACGCCGGAATCGGGGCTGACAGGGTGCCACCGGTCTTGATCTTAGGCAGCGCATCGGACGATGGCAGATCACTCGCCGATGCCCAGTCCACTCCGGCCAGTGCCGCAGAGTCCACACCAGCGATAGGTGACCATGCGCGCGTCGCGAACTTGCCATCCTCCATGGGCCAGTAGGCAATGGGGTTGCCGGACGGGATGCGGCGACGCAGGGTCGAGTCAAGCGCCTTCATGCCCTGGCCCAGTCGGCGCAGGATGCCGTTAGCCTCAACCGGCACGTAGACATCAGACTCATCCGGGGTCCACTTAGCGGGCCACGTGGAGACTTCCCCTAGGAACCTGTCCTCACGGTCACGCACCTCGGCCCCACCATTGAGGGTCCAGAGACGTCCGGCACTGTCCGTGAAGGAGGCAGCTCCGGCAGGCTGAGCGGTGAAGTCAGGCGAAGCAACGACCGTACCGCCGATGCCGTCGCGAACTTCGTACTTGTAGCCACGGCCGACCATTGGGTAACGCTTGGGGTTGGTAGTCAGGTCCGTGCCACCGATGATCAGCGGGGCAGTGCCCGAGAACATCGGCGTTGTGCCGTACCCACTGACCACGACCGGACCGCCTAGCGGTACCCACGTGCCCGTGATTGAGGTGGACGTATAGAACTGGACCGTGCGACCACCCGCGCCGTTGTCAGCGTCAAAGGTCACACGCACCGCACCGCGCGCCGAAATCTCTTGCAGCGAGCGGGAAAAGAAGAACCCGGTACCCGTCGCCGAAACACCGGTCGTCGTGAAATTGAATATGAGCTGCCCCTGATTCAGGCGCAGCAACCACGAACGCTGATTGCCTGCGGCGTCCCACTTGCCGATGAGTACCTGAGAGTCCGGGCCATACCAGTTGGGCGAGATCTCCGCCCGAATGTCTAGGTCCCCAGTGATGTCCAGCGCCGCAGTGTCCGGCGTACTGACGTAGTCGTTAGGGTCACCATTGAGGCTCAGGTACTTATCGGTGGCGGGCACCGACACCCGCATCTGAGTGTTGCGACCGATCTGCCCATACAGCGGGCTCTCGGCATTGCGCGGGGAGTACTTGCCCGAGCGGTTGTTGATGGTTAGAGAGAGGCGGGAAGGGTCAGTGTTCTGTCCCTGGTCACGTCGCCCGCGCGAGATCTGCTTAGCGTCGCGTAGGTAAACGTCAGAGCTGATGTCCGACCACGCGCCGTTGAGCAATAGCTCAGTCCGAATGTCCAGCGGAAAGGCCACTGACCCATCCTCCTATCTCAGTTACCGAATGCAGTCTGAACGCTTCCGCGTCCCTGCGTCTTCACGATGCGACGGATTAGCCGCTTCATGTCTTCATCCGAGCCGGTGACGTCAACGACTAGTCGCTGAGATCCACCCTGCCCGTTTACCCCCTGCACCCGAGCGGCGTTTAGCATGCCGTTCAGCTTGGACAGCGGGAGGACAGCCTCGTTCTCGCGGCCCTCACCGATCATCGCCATGGTCGGACCAGTGGTCACACCACCCGTTGCCAGGTAAGGGATGTTCGGAGTTCCGAGAGTGATGCTCGGGATGTCAACGCCCATGATCGACCCGCCACCGATGGTGAATGACAGGTTGTTCCAACCACGGATTACGAAGTTGACAGCGTCCTTGAACCCGGACTTTAGGCCGTCCCACATGCCACGCAGCGCGCTGGAAATGCGACCGGGAATGCTCTTGAACCAGCCAACCAGGTCGTTCCACTTCTGCTTGACCCATGCGGCACCGGTCGACACCCAACCGGGAATGGTCTGCGTGAAGAACCGGCCGAGGGGCGCGAACACGTTGGAGACCAGGTAGTTCCAACCGGCCAGGAACCCGGCCTTGATGAGAGTCCACGCCTGTAGAAGTCGCTCCTTCACGGCTTCCCAGTTCGCCGCCAGTGCAATGACAATGGCGATGATCAGCACGATAAGGCCAATGATCCAAAAAATCGGGTTGGCCAACATGGCGGAGTTCATTGCCCACACAGCGATAGCCGCGAGACCGAATGCAACAGCCAGTCCGAGCAGCGCCGCAGCGACGATCTTCACTACTTCCGGGTGGGCAGTCATGAAGTCGCCTAGCCACTGCAACGCAGGCTGTAGGGCCGTGCCGATGGTGGTGGCCATGGAGCGCCAGACCACATCAAGGGACTGTGTGGCCGACATGCTCTGAGTGGCCTTAGCCGCTGAGCCTGCGGCCTTATCCATGCCCGATGCCGCAGCAGCAGCCGCAGGGTTCATCGCGAACAGCGCGTCCGTCTGCTCTCCGGCCATGTCGCCGAATAGCTGAACGGCTAGCTGAGCCTGCTTGGCCGGATCCTTGACACCCTGGATAGCCGTGATGGCGTCACCCATGGCGGTCTCGGCGTCCTTACCGCCAGCCTTTAGCCGAGAGAACATGTCCTTGGAGTCGAGCCCCAGGGACTTGAATGCCTGCCCGGCCTGCGCCGTGTTCTCCGTAGTGATACGGCCGAACTCGTGGATGATGTCGGCGGCCTGGTCGATGTCCTTACCACCGGCCTTGACGTACTGAGACAGCATGCCGAACGCGTCGGCGCCGCTGATTCCCAGTCGCTTGAACTGCTGTCCGTACTCGCCGACCACTTCAGTGATGTCGCCAACCATGGACTTAGGCAGCGTCTTGGAAGCCTGCGTCAGTAGGTCGAATGCCTCGGTACCATCCTTGGCCAGGCCGTTGGAAATCATCTTGCCTGCGGCTGTGGCAGCGTCGGCAACGTCTACGCCTAGCGCATTGGCAACCGACATGGCGTCTTCGGTCATCTGCGTGGTCTCGGCCTCGGTCATGTCGCCCATGCCCTTTAGAGCCTGAGAGACAGCGCCAACGGCGTCACCCACTTCAGTGATGGACTCGCCGAACCCACCACTGTAGACAGCACCAGCAGCCTTACCGGCCGTGGCCGCTTCAGACTCGGTCAGGCCGTACTGACTCTGAAGCGTGGAGTTCACCGCAGTTAGGTCTACGCCTGCCTGCAATCCCTCGGAGAAGAGTGCGCCCACGCCTACGCCAGCAGCGAGACCGGCCGCACCCTTTCCCAGTTCGCCTAGCTTGCTGTTAGCACGCTGGACACCATCATCCATTCCGCTTTCTAGCTCGCTGGTATCAACCCCGATGGAAACCATTAGGTCGTCAAGGGTCACTTCTCTGTGCCTCCAATCTGGTGGTTGTACGTCTTGACAGCGGAAAGCATTTCCCGCCAGTCCTGTCGCTGCCCCCGGTCCCACTTAGGCATGAAGTCCTTGGGGGTTGAAGCCTTGGAGCCCTTACCACGGGCAGTGTTAGCGACAGTCGCCGTCAACATGGCAAACAGAGAGTCCATGCGCTCAGGGCCCAACGGCCCCGAAACCATTTCGTACGCCATCCACTCCGTGATCTCACGAGAGGTGACGCGCGCGAGTAGTTCCGGAACCGTGTACCCGAGGTGTGCTGCTAGTCGGAAGTAGAACCGGTGCTCAGGGTCTTCTCGGATTTTCCCGCCGCAGCCTCCACGTCTTCCTTTCGGAGACCAGAGAGCCGCATGGCGATATCACCGAGCCGGTCAAGCACTGCGCCGGACTTGGCCGAGAGAGCCTTGATGTCCTTATCGCTGAACAGACGCTCACCGGACTCGTCGACGAGACAGCGAGAGATCAGCTTTGCTAGCTGGTCCGACATGTTGAGCCGCTGAACAGTGCCGTTCGGACTGAGCACGACCATGGAAGCCTGGTAGGAGTTGCGGTCAGCGCCGGTCATACCAGCGATGCGGACAGTGCCGCCCCACTCGGGAACGTCAACGTCCTCGTAGTGCTTGTCTTCGGCGCCTAGGATGGCGTCACGGTTGAGCATGGACATTGATCAGGCTCCAGGGGTGATGGACGGCTTGCCGGTGACCTTCCAAGTCAGCGTGGCCGCTAGCTTGTCGTCGTACGGGGCGTCGGGCTCGAAACCGGTCAGCAGTGCACCGAAGGTCCACGTAGTGCCGTCCGGGAAAACAATCTTGTAGTTGCGAGGAACGGTGTCCTCAAAGTCGCTGACTAGGTCGTCGTGCTCGTCGGGCTGGTAGTTGACATCAGCGGAGCACTCGCCCGGATCCTTCAGGCCACCAACGAATTCCATCCACCCGTTAGCGCTGTCGTGCGACGTGACGTCGAGAGTGTCTCGGCTCAGGGAAGGCGGGGTAAGCGCGGTGACGTCGGCAATGGTGGTGAACACCTCAGTGCCCGCACCGTCACCCCGCTGTAGCTTGGTACCGAACGCGTTGATTCCAGACATGTGTTACTCCTCCGTGATGACGGTAAAGCTGATGACGATGTGGCGGATGTCCCCCGGAGGCTCCGGGTCAACAAGTGCTTGGGTGGATGTGTAGCGAGTGGCGATGTGCGCATACCCGCTGACATTGAGGGGCTTTAGGTCGAGCAGCTCAGTTACCTTGTTGGCCAGTGCCAGACCCTCGGAGAATCCGTGAGCCTGAGACCAGACATGAATGGTGGCCAGGGTCGACCAGCCACGGGAAGCCAGGCTGTTGTGTTCAGCGTCCGAGGCTTCACCAATGCGGATGTACGGGTATGCCGTTCCGTCTGGGACGTAGTCGAACACCTTGCCCGCGAGCAGCGGATCAGCGTTCAGCTTGGCGTAGATGGCGGACTGAATTGCGAACAGCGGGATCATCCGTTGATCACTGCGTTGATGGCGTCTCCAATCCGGCGTGCGATCTTGCGCTTCTCAGCGTTGAAGGCCGGGCCTAGTGCGGGGCGGGCGGGCATGGCTTGTGTGCCGAACTCCTGCCACACGGCGTACCGGTCATCCCGGTCCTTCCAGCCAATCTCTGACTTGATCTTCGCGCCGTCCGACATGGTGTAGTCCAGGGAACTCTTTAGGTTCCCGGTGTCGACGTGGACCCGTCGCTGTGCGTTGGCTACTACTTCCTTGGACGCGTCCTCAACCGCCTTGCGGACGGCCTGGTGCAACCGGCTGGTGGTGTGCTCCAACTGCTTGAGCAGAGCCTCACTACCGCTGATAGACACGGACACACCAGACCGACCACCGGCGGCGCGCGGGTGCCTACCCATGTTGGGTCAGCTCGACATCAGCGCGTACGTAGATGGGGCGGGACGGCTCGAACACCGAGAGCACGCGGAAGACTTGGGCGCCATGGCGGATCTCATCTCCCCTGCGCACGTTGGTAGTTGGCGGCATGTGGATGTTGTGCGAGTGCAGTGACTGCCCCTGGTCGGCGAGCATGCGCTCCGATGCCGAGGGCTGACTGACCATCGCACGCGACTCCCCCACCTGAGCCAGTGTGGTGACCTCTCCCCCGGCTCCATCCGGCACAGTCGAAACGCGCCAGATGGTAACCGAGGAATTCAGGAGGCGGTTGACACCCATCAGCCAGCCTGAAGAACGCCAACCGTGACCGAGGTAACGGCGCTGTAGGTGACGTTCGCGCGGCCGGTAACCGGGTCACGGTAGATCGCGTCAAGCGGAAGGAAGCCACTACCGCCCGCCGGAACGGTCAGCGCAGCGTCACCGATGGAAAGACCCTTGAAGGTGCCGGGCGTAACCACAGTGGCAGTGATCGGAGAGGCGCCGCCGTTGCGGACAACGAGGAAATACGTCTTGTCAATGGGGGCCTGATCGCCGCCCGCAGACGCGCTTGCGAAAGTCGGCACGGCGCCGCTTGTCGGGACAGTCTGAACGGTGAGAATTGCCATGTGCCATGTTCCTTAGTGGTTGTGGTGGTGCCGATTTACAGCGAACGAACCGTGACTCCGGCGCCATTGCCGAATCGAGCAGCGAGGCGGTTGCGCTGATACTCAGACAGGCACATGGTCCCGGTCTCGGCGTCCGAGTAGGTAACCGAGTAGTCGCCGATACGCTCGGACGTGATACCGCGTGAGGCAACGTCACCGTTGCGGAGTGCTACTAGCTCTTG